CCCGAATGAATTCAGGAAAGCGAAGTTCCGCGCTGATCGTAATCTCGGCTGACGCAATCTTGCTATCGCCATTCGGATCGTCGACGATACTGCCACTGGCCTTCGTCAGCGCGAACTTGCTTGTTGCGGGGCCATAATAGTTCCAGGCATCAAGTGGCATCAGTACCGAGTGGAACGCACCTGCGCCGCAGCGAATGACTGGCTTGTCGGTCTTGTAGGTGGCGCCGATCTCGTATTGAAACGACACGCCACCCGGATTGCATTTCCAGTCGGCGCCGAATCCCTTGTAGGTGATCAGCGTCGCATCTGCAGTCGTATCGATTTTTGTGGCTTTCTTGGCCATGTTTCAGTCTCCTCTTCGTGGCGTGGTGGTTACTGGTAAATGTCGATTCCTGCGCGCTCACAGATGATGCGCAGAACATCCTTGAGGCTTTCATCAGCTACGGCTTCGTCGATGCGTTCCCAAAGCGGAAGACTATTGATGCGCCGACGCTCTTCGTCTTCTCTTGCGCTCCACGCCTCGCGTTCGGCGCGCTTCTCTGCTTTTCTGGAGGAGCTACTCATCTCAAATCCCCAACGCTAGTTGGCAGCCAAGCCAGAACACAATCGTGCCCAGCAGAGCGAATTCGACGTAGCTAGCGCGAGGGGCGCATAGGCGCTCGACGGCGGCACCAATATAGCGGATGGTCATCAAACGAACTCCACCAACATCGATCTACCAATAAGATCGCAACGGCGAATCTCCTTGGCGCCGATCCGCATCTTGAGTTCGCGAACGGTGATGCCGTGCCAGTCGCTGGTGATTACCTCGCCGTCCGCCACATAGGTGCGGTCAGCGTAAATGGTGTAGCCGTCACCGAGAATTGGTTCGTTGAGGGTGATGGCTGGTTTCTGGTGCGCGCTCATTGGGCGCCTCCATGCTTGGCGAGGACCTGATAGGCGCGGTCAGCATCGTCTTCGAAGCCTTCTTCGCGAAGAGCCTTCTCTGCCTTGCGCAAGCCATCCAACAACTCTTCATGTGCGTTTGCCGCCTTCACCATGAACGCCGCATGCTCTGCCGCATCAGTGAATGAAATCGGGCGTGACGTGCCGCCGTTGCGAACAGAAGGCATCGATGGATTGGACATCGCGTAGAAGTCGCAGACCGTCGTCCCCCACGAAGTGCAGATGTAAGGGCCGTGGTGTTCGGTAGCTTCGACGAGCTCGTACGGTGTCGCCGGTTCCCATGGTTTTTGGTGCGTACTCATTCCGCACCGCCGATCTCAGCCAACACACGCCCCGGCTTGCTGTGGCGCAACGCAAAACGACCGCGGCAATCTGCATTGCGCGGGCGGGGATGCTTCTTGGCTTTGTAATCAGCACGACGCATCGGCTCGACGCTGCTGGCGCAGCACGCTACCGGCGAATAGTCATCTTCCTGCGTATATCTTCTGTCCATCTCTCAGTCTCCTCAGTGGTGACCGCCTGGTTAGGTGTGGCGGTGAGGAGATTGATAGTAGATTACCGGATTAGTGTCAACTACTAAATCGGTATTCTATCGTTGCGAATAAACGATTGGATGAACCGACTTCACCCTATCTCGAGGATAGGTGATTTCGCCGACAGGATTCCATTGATGGAGGCGAAGGTGATTCGGACTCCATCCGATAAATTCCTTGATAAAACCATGAGGCGGGTCGTCTTCGTCTGACGGGTGCAGCTGCACGATTACGTCAGCACCACGAGACGGCGGAATGTTCGGATTGATCCAAACCGTCTCGCCTGGCTTGTAGCGCGGAAACATACTTTCTCCGTCAACGTAGATCGCATATGCTTCTTTTACACCAGCCAGGATCGGCGGGCGCGTCTCCCAACCAAGAACGTCGCCGTTGAACTGATACAGGCCGTCTTCGCCGCCCTTGGCGCGGCCATATACCGGCACGTCACGCGTACCCAATGACGATATTTGTTCAGCAACTATCGTCGGAATATCTCGAGTGGTACGCTTTGGCGTCTGGCTTTCGATAAAATCACGGACTGCAGGAGCAACCCTTTTCGTCGATGGATTTGTTAAAACGGCTGAACTCATAAGCTCCATGAAAAGATCACGATCGATACCAAGCACATCCGCGACTTTCTCCCATCCGCGAATCTGGCTGACATTATCGTTTTCCCAATCAGACACGGTCTTTTGACTCTGGCCAACCTTAGTTGCCAGATCCGTCTGGGTCATCTTTAGGTCCTTGCGAGACTTCTTGATCATTTCGCCTAATGTTTTCATGCGCGTTGCATATACCGAAATTGTGGAAAAATAAAACCGGTTTAGTGTTGACATAGAATCACTAAATCGGTAAAAGGGTGATTATTAAGCGGCCACCAGAAGCCGACACGCCAAACAAGAGCGAAAGAAAGGATCAAAAGCATGCGGCACACCGAAAAGGAACCAACCGTCAGAAGAGTTTTCGCGCCGAAAGGCGCAGGTCCTCCCAGAAGAAGAATGGCCGCCATATAGGCGGCCATTCCCTTTTTAGTAGAAGCACAATAAAATTGAGGGGTACAATGAGAAACAAAATCAACAACAAGTCGACACACCAGAACGCCGCCAGATGCAGTGATGCATTCGGCGGCGTTTTTGCTTTGATCAACGAGGGGGAAAGCTGCATTCGCAAGCCGACCCGAAGGCCGGCACCACCCGTTTAACGGCTCGCGGATACAGTCCTACTTTCTCGGGGGAGGAGACGTGACTGCGGCCATGTCGTTAACCCCGGATTTCGATACACCCACCACAGGTGCGGACAAACCATTACCACTGGTTTGTCAAATTTGTCAAGTTATTTCTCCTTGGCGCCATAACTGACGCCACCACCGGCCAGCCGTTCAGAAAGGACAATCACATGGACTGCCTGAACGCCACGGACGGTAATCTCCGGCGCAGCATGCCTATTCAATATCGCCGCGCCGTTCTCCATACCGGAAAGCCGGCCGATCCACGCCGATCCACCGCGCGCATGCGCTATAACTTCATTGCCGATTTGCGGCCAGACGCCAGGCTGAGCCCATGCCTTGGCGCCAAGCACAAGCGCAGGCTCCATGACCTTGGTGTCAACCGAGAACGCGTAGCGGTCGGACGGTATGCCATCGAAATGAAACCTTCCGTCTTTGCGGTCTGTCACGCGACCCACAAGACCAGATGCTATGCCCCTGCGCGCTTCGTTGGTGATCGATTCGACATCGTCGATCGATATATGAAGAAAACGAGACAGTGGGCCGAACCATTGCTTTCTAGGCATAACGCCATTCTTCCAAGTATTGAAAGCCTGCTTGGTCCAGCCGAACTCAGTGGCCACGACACTTTCGCTTACCTCTCTGGCTTTCATCTCTTCAATCAACATCTGGGAGAAACGAGACATGCAGTAATTCCGTAAATCTTGACAAATTTGTCAAATTGATATAGCATTCAGACTAATTGTCAACGGTCACCGTTCGTTGGCAACACCACGCCTAAAATGAGGAGACACCATGCAGCTCAGAAGTGATGCGGCTACGGCCGATATGTATGCCATGAAGGCGGAAGGGGTGAGTATCGCCCAGATCGCCAAACTATGGAACATGAAACCTTCCGCGATCTACAAGCGCCTGAACAGATCATACGGCGCGGGCATTCCGCGCGGCGCTCCCAGAGCGGCCAACGACAACAATCCAGATCGCGTTACTCGTTTGGTCGCACATAATGGCGGCTGTTCGACGACATCCGGACGAATGCCCGTAAGCGTGGTGCGCGTGGCTGCCAATGACAACCATGTCGACGAAGATATGCGGGCTGGCGCCGTTGTGACGGAATATGCCTTGCGGGTGGCGGCATGAGTTGCCCTGATTGCGATTGCATCGAGCTCGGCGACGTCGTCGAGCACAAGATGAATACCAATGTTTTCGGCATAGTCATCGGCTTCATGGGAACCATCGTTCTCGTCCGTGTGGCGCCTACGTTGGAGGTTCTGCAGTTCCACGAATGGGAGCTTGACCTCGTCGATGACGACGACGTGCCTACGCCACCCGTCGCCACCAAGCAGGCCGTGGATGACAACGTCGTTCAAGTCGATTTCACCAAGCGTCGGATTTTTACGCCGGGCACACCAACGGAAGGAGCAGCGTGATGGGTAAGTTTAAGGTTGGCGATAGAGTGCGGCGCATTCGCTATTTGAATAGCGAAGAAATGAAGATCGGCGACACCGGAACGGTTACCGAGGTTGATGCGGAAGGAGACTGCCGCGTAAAACCCGACAAGGGCGGTGACGATCAGTTCAACTTCGCTCGCTATCTGGAACTCGTGACTGCCGCTCCGGCAGTCTGGCAGCCGAAGGTCGGCGATCGTGTTGTTTCTGACGACGGTGACACCCGCGGCGAAGTCGGTACTGTCGTTGAGGATGGCGTCAGCCATTATAGCGGATTGACCATGGTCAAGTTCGACACATGGCGCAAAGGCCACGATGGCGTAAATCTCTACGGCAACACAGGAAACGACCATTGGCTCATCTCGACTGAAGATCTGCGGCCCGCACCCGTCGCCGCCGCCGTTGTCACGACTTCAGCACCCCTCACCATCACCGCCGGCGGCTACTACAAGACGCGCGACGGTCGCAAGGTCGGGCCGGCTTTCATCGGTGGAGACGTCGCGACATTCGGAACAAGCGACAACTGGTCTAGCGCCGTTTGGGCCAACGACGGCAGGCAATCGTCGCGCACAGATAAGACAACCGAACTCGCCAACGACATCATCGCCGAATGGGTCGACGAGCCCGCCGTTGCGCTGGCCAAGTTCAAGGTTGGTGATATTGTGAAGTTTCGCGATGACTACGGCTCTTCGGCTCGAGGCAAGAGGGCGACGGTCATCAATGTGTTTAGTTGGGGCATCCAAGTTAATCTTGGTGGCGACAATGGCATTAGTACCGAGTCGCCTGATGATCTTGTGCTCTTCTCCACAATCTTGCCCAAACGAAAACCCACAGCCATCGTCGCCCTCATCGAGAACGGCCAGCCCAAGCCAGCAACGCGCCCATGCGTTCACATCGACCAAGCAACGGCAGCTGCCGAGGCTAGCCGCTTGGCGCTCAAGCATCCCGGCCAGGAGTTCGGCGTCTTCGTTCTTGCGGATAGTAAGATCGCTGACACCGTCACCGAGACCGTGACACGCTCAGTTCTTCGTGCAGCATGACCGCTTCGACCGTAAGCGGCCATGATGGTTGGGGATGGCTACTGTTTATGGCCTTCCTTCTCGACTGACCACTACCAAACCAGCCACCACAGCAACGCCGTGCGCCCACCAAGCGCACGGCTGAGAGGAGACATATGACCGACTTCATTGCATTTCCGAAAATTCCCCGCCTCAAGAGAGGCTGCATCATCACCGAGAAGATCGATGGCACCAACGCTCAGGTCGTCATCGGCGAAGATGGATCGGTGCGCGCCGGCAGCCGCAATCGCTGGATCACGCCGGATGCCGACAACTACGGTTTTGCTGGCTGGGTTGAGCGCAACAAAGAAGAGTTGCTCAAGCTTGGCGTCGGTCAGCACTTCGGCGAATGGTGGGGCAACGGCATTCAGCGCAACTACGGCCTCAATGAAAAGAGGTTCTCGCTCTTCAATACCGGCCGGTGGTCAGATCCCGCGACACGGCCTGCATGTTGTGATGTCGTGCCGCTTCTCTATGTCGGCCAATTCGCAACTGACACCGTCGATCAGGTGCTCGACGTCCTGAAGGAAACCGGCTCACAGGCTGCGCCTGGCTTCATGAAGCCCGAAGGCATCATCGTGTTTATGACCGCGTCCAGCCATCTCTACAAGGTGCTGGCTGAGAACGACGACACACCGAAAGGGGTGGCAGCATGAACATCCGCGTCCTACCACCAATCACCGGCACACCGCTGGACTACGTGTCGATCGACGCGCCAGTTCGCGCCACCGCCAAAACTACCTTCACGGCGCCCGTCATTCGCCGCGCCATCACGGCAAGCCTCATTGCCGCGGCGTTCGTGTCTGTCTTCTTCTTTCCGTCACTCGGTGTTGGTGCCGTCGCACTTGCGGTGATGTACAGCTTCGTCTGGGCCGGCAACAAGTTGGGCGACTGGCTCAACGAGCGCGAGGCGGCCGCCATAGAGTTGCCGCTGGGTACAAAGGCTGCAAGCGGCTGGCCTGATCCATTCAGCTGGGTTCCGGCAATCCTGGCTTTGGCGTTCATCGCAGCCATCATCTATTTTCATTAGGAAGGAGAAAGCATGTCCGAAGGCTACAAGTCGAGACTGTCGCGATTAAAGCGAACTACACAGACATCAACCAATCCACCTACCGTTCTGCTGTATGGCGTCGATGGCGTTGGCAAGACCAGTCTTGCTGCCGAGTTCCCGAACGCTATTTATCTGCACTCCCACGGCGAGAAGCCGCCTGCCGATGTGGACCTCCCATCGGAAGTCATCGAGGATTGGGATTCGCTGAAGGAGATCGTCGGGGAGTTGATCACCGAAGATCACGATTTCCAAACCGTGATATTCGACAGCGCCGATGGCATTGAACCAATCGTCAATGCCGCAACATGCCTTCGTATCGGCGCAGATTCCATCGGCTCAAACGACAAGGGGTCGCCGGCCGCATTTGGGCAGGGCGACGTTCAGGGGGATGTCGAATGGGGCGAATTCATGGGTGCGTGCGAAGCGCTCAATGAACGCGGCATTGCTGTTGTCATTCTGGCCCACCCAGAGATCAAGCGTTTCGACAGCCCAGTGACTGACCCATACGACCGGTATCAAGTGAAACTTCGCAAGCGCGGAGCTGCGCTTATTCGCGAACGCAGCGACATCGTTGGATTCTTGAATTACCGGGTTTCCCTGAAGTCGAAGGAAGTCGGCGTCAAGAAGGAGGTAACCCACGCAGAGGGCGGCAAGGAGCGCCAGATCCACTTGACCGAAGGAGCCGGATTCGTCGCGAAGAATCGCTATTCCATGCCGGACGCCATCACCTACCGCAAGGGCCAAGGATACAAAGAGCTTTCGAAGTTCTTCCCGGCTCCGTTCAACGGCGTGGCCGAGGCAGAAGCGGCATGATCGCCTTCTGCAACCCAGTCAAAGGCCGCAAACACCGCGTCTACACGGAGGACAACGGCCAGTACGGCATTGAAGCAAAAGTAGAGCGCAATCTTTGGGCTCACGTCACCAACGACAACAAGCCACTCTTGTTTACCGACAAGCGGCTTGCCACAGCCCGCGCGAAAGACCTGTCGCGGGCCGCATAAACACCACACTAAGGAGACTATTTTGGCTAAGATCGGGAATAACTACGAAGCGGATTTCGAGAACACCGAAAAGCAGGGCGGTGGCGGCGGTATCCTGCCACACATGTATGCCCAGCTTCAGGCAGAGGCTATCAACCTTCCGGCAACAACAGACACCAAGGGTTTCCAAGCTGAAATCACGTTCGAGGTAATCGCGCCTGAAGAACTCAAGGGCCGCAAGTTCTGGGCATACTGGACCATCATCCATTCCGATGGCTACCAGCACGGCGCCTACAAATACGGCAAGCCGATGTTCGATAGATTCGGTCGAGCCGTCGGCGAGGAGATCACCGCAGACACCGACACAGACGATTTGCTGTTCAAGTCGTTCGTCGCCGAGGTCGGCATTCAGATCGGCAACAAGAAGCCGGATGGGACGTTCTACAAGGACAAAAACCAGATCGAGCGGTTCTTCTACACCGACGACGCTGCCAAGGAGCCTGTTCCGGAAATAGGCATCATTGGTGACGGCACGCAAGGCAAGAAGCGCAATGAGGCGCCTGCTGCGGCCAATGACAACAAGCCCGCACCAGCGCAACGGCAGGCCGCTTCTGCGGCTACTGCGGCTACGGGCCGGCGGCCTTGGGGTAGCAAGTGATGGGTTGGCCGCAAGTAACCCTGATTGCGCTTAGTGCCGTATCTGTGGCGATTGCTGGCGTGAAGCACGGTGAGCCCAAAGGCAACTGGAGCTTTTGGGGCGCTATCGTTTCAGTCGGTATTGAGATGGGCCTGCTGTATTCTGGCGGCTTCTTCGCATAACCAACCTGGCGGCTCGTCACCAGCGGGCCGCCATTCACCACGCAGGAGAAGCAAATATGGGCGACAAGAATTTCAAATGGTGGGTAGCAGACTCCGAAGATGCCGAGGTCTTCCAAGGGCCATACGATAGCCGTGAGGAAGCCATTCGGGTCGGCGAAGGCGACTTTGAGGGTGAGCCTTTCTACGTTGTCGAGGCCGACAAGACGGTGATGTCCTCATACGTCGATGGCGAAGCCTACGCCGAACGGATCATGGAAGACATCATCGATCGCAACGACGAGTGCTTCGGTGAAGATGGCCCAGACGATCCTTGGGCCGAATACGAAAAACCTCACCTTTCTCTCGGCAACGCTATCGAGACAGCCGTAGCTGCATGGCTTGCCGCGCACCCTGGAAAGACGTGGACCTTCCACACGCAACGCAACGGCGCGACCATCACACCAGTTGCGGTCGCCGCCTAGTCAGCACGCCGCACGGCCGCCAACCGTGCGGCTACCACCACACAAGAGGAGACTACCATGAAGCTCACCATTCAGCGTGTCGACTTGGCGCGCGTTATCACCAACGTCGGCCGCGTCGTCGAGGCGCGCAATACTATTCCCATCCTATCCAACGTCCTGCTGACCGCAAGCGCCGACGGCCTGCGCGTCACCGGCACCGATTTGGACATCGTCGCCACGGACACTGTCGCCGCATCGGTTTCAAAGCCTGGCGCAGTCTGTGTCAACGCCAAGCTGCTTGCCGACATCGCCAAGAAGGCAGGCGGCGAAATCACTCTGTCCACGGACAAAGGACAGTTGATCGTCACATCTGGCCGCAGCCGCTTTGCGCTTGGCGCGCTAGCCGCTGATGACTTTCCGTCGTTGGACGGCGGGTCGTATACGGCAAGCTTCGATATCGACCTCTCCAGCCTGTTTGCGCCTGTTTCGTTTGCGATCTCGACGGAGGAGACGCGTTACTATCTTAACGGCATCTTCCTGCACGTCATCGATGGCAACGTCGTGGCGGTCGCTACTGACGGCCACCGTCTGGCGCGCAATCGTGGACCGGAAGTACCGGCTTTCGAGGGCGTCATCGTTCCGCGCAAGACGGTTGGTCTTCTACCGAAAGGCACCGTGTCTGTATCCGTTTCCAGCCAGAAAATCCGCATCGATGCCGGCGACTTCTCCCTAACCAGCAAACTGATTGACGGCACGTTTCCAGACTATCAGCGCGTCATTCCCACGCAGAACGACAAGAATATCGTCTTTGGCAGCGATGACATGCGCCAGGCCGCCGGCCGTGTTGCTGTTGTTTCATCTGAGCGTGGTCGCGCCGTAAAACTGTCGTTCGCTGATGGCGCAGCGAAGCTTGAGGTTAACAATCCCGATCAGGGCAGCGCTACAGATGAAATCATTGTCACCTATGGCGGGGAGCCGATCGATATTGGTTTCAACGCGACATACCTGAACGAACTGATCGGCATCTTCCCTACTGGCGATATTCGGTTGGCGCTGGGTGATGGTGGATCGCCGGCCATATTCACGTCGGATAAGGCGGCGGAGTTGCTGGCTGTGTTGATGCCGATGCGAGTCTAGGGCCATGCCAAAATTCATGGTTGACTACACATTCCACGGGCGCGCCAGCCGCACAATCGAAGCGGAATCGATGGAGGCCGCAGAAGCGATCATCGATGCGGAAGTCAATGAAGACGACTTTGAGATTGATGCCGACAGCATCGATGACGTCGACTTCAGCATCCAAGAGATGCACCCCATCACTCGTGATGGCCGTGAACTCTGGACTACCTATGTGCGGAACGGTGACATTCGCGGTCACCAGTCCGCGCTCGCATCTGCGCTTTTGTTCGCGGTTGTGCAACAAGGGTCTGCCATGTAATGGCACCAATCCCGCGCCCAACACCATCCACGCTCCTCGCCATCCAAGACGCACTAGAATCCCAAGGTGACGATTGGGAATCCATCGGCGTTCCTGCCGGCGACATCGGTGTGGAATGCGACCGCGCCATCTGGCTGGCATTTCGGCGCGCCTCTGTGCCGGAAGTCATCACATGGCAGAAGCGGCGCATCTTCGAGCGAGGGAACCTGGAGGAAGAGCGCCTGCTTGATCTGCTTCGCCTTATCGGTTGCGAAGTCAGCGAACAGCAGGCTCGCGTTCGCGGCGCTGGTGGCCATTTGCGTGGCAAAATCGACGGACAGGCAATCGGCTTACCGGAAGCTCCTGGCAAAATGCATGTCGTCGAATGCAAGTCCAGCAAGGCAGAGAAGTTCCGCAAGTTAGTGAAGGACGGCGTGCAGAAAGCCATGCCGCTCCACTATTCCACCATGCAATTCTATATGTACAAGCGCGGTCTCGATCGATGCCAATACATGTGCACCAACAAAGACGATGAAGACATTTACCTAGAACGGGTGCGCCTTGACATGGAGGCGGCCATCAGGGCGGAAGCGCGTATCGAGCGCATCATCAACATGCCGGAACCGCCATCGCGCCTGTGCACCAAGCGTGACGATTTCAGGGGCATGTTCTGTCGGCAGGCTGCGGTGTGCTGGGGCGAGGAAATGCCTCGAGCGCATTGTCGTTCGTGCCTTCACGCCACACCATTGATGGATGGCAATGCAGGTTGGGATTGTGCGCGCCATAGCAAGCCGTTGTCACTTGCGGAGCAAGATGCTGGCTGTCCAGCCCACTTATTCGTACCGAAGATGCTGGCTGGCATGGAGCTTCTTGAGGTCGACGAAGAGGCTGAGACAATCACCTACCGCATGCCCGATGGCACAACATGGACCGACGGCGCGAGCCGAGAGGAGGCGGCATGACGAAGAAGCCGCGCCCGATATGCCCGATATGCGGAGAGCGTGCAGTTCGCTCAGAAACACGTTTCGGTAAACGACACGACCATTGCGGTCTGTGGTCTTGGGGCAATAAGCCACTTGCCGATGCAGAGACGCACGCCGCCCGTAGTGCTGCTCACCGCGCATTCGACCAACTATGGCAATCGGGTCACCTGCAACGCGGCGAGGCATACCGAGCTTTATCGTGGGCAACGGGGTGGCCAGAGAGCGATTGCCACATGATGCACATGCCGCAGGAGCGGGCTGCCCTAGTGCCGGCTGCTGTCCGCAAGATATGGGCCGTTATTGACGGTCGCAACCAAGACGGCGCCACCAACGCCAATTGATACAAAACCTCTGCACTAAGCACCAAAGTCCGAGGTTTCACCACAAGAGGAGACGACAATGACCACCACCGCACAACGTCCGCCCGAATTCGACGCGCGCCTGATGAGCTATTATCCGCATCTGCGCCGGCTCGCATACAAGCTAACGAACAGCAGGACGGAGCAGGAAGACCTGATGCAGGACACCATTGCATATGTCCTTAGCCATTGGACGTCGTTCCGTCCCGATGGCGGCTTTTATAACTGGATCACCCTATGCATGCGGCATGTCGCACAGAACTGCCGGCGCAAGGCGCAATTGCGCTCAAGCTACATGCCAACCGTATCCGACGAGCGCGCCATGCTTAACTGCGCCGTGCAGCCAGAGCAGGAAAAGTGTGCAGAACTGTCGTCGACACTTGCTGACATGTCTGGCCGTGGCGGCCGTGCGTTGTTGCGGCGCGCCATGGGCGACACACTAGAGCAGATCGGCGCGAGAATTGGCGTTGGCCGTGAGCGTGCGCGGCAGATCACCGAGAAGGAGCGGTTGCGGTTGAGGGCTGCGGCATGAGTGTGGCTGTACGGGCCGTTGTCGCCACCGGCGCCAAACACCCGCGCGACATCATCACCGTCGAGCAGCTAGCCGCACTGCGCGCTGCTGGCTGGATCGTCGTGCGCGAGAACGCGATTAGATTGGCGCAGATCGATGCGGCCACTCAGGCACGCAGCGAGGCGGCTTGATGCTTGAGCTACGATATTATCAGCGCGAATCTCTTGACGCGCTGTATGAATATTGGCGCAACGGCGGCGGCAACGGCCTTATCGTCCTCCCGACCGGAGCGGGCAAGGCTCTGGTTATCGCCAAACTTATCGAGGAGTTGCTTGCCGACTATCCGGAAATGCGCATCCTCAATGTCACTCACAGTGCACCCCTCGTGGAGCAAAATTTCAAAGAGTTCATCGGCCTGTTGCCATTCGCGCCGGCAGGCATCTATTCGGCCGGTCTGAACCGACGGGACGCCAATGCGCAGGTCTTGTTCTGCGGCATTCAATCGGTGTGGAACAAGGTCGATTTGATCGGCGAAATCGACCTTGTCATTGTCGACGAAGCTCACGCCATATCGAGAAACACGAATACGCAATACGGCAAATTCTTCAAAGAGGTTCGCGAGAAAAACCCAGATAGCCGGACTTGCGGCACGACCGCCACCGACTACCGCATGGATTCTGGTAGGCTGACCGATGCTCTCGACGATGACGACACGCCACCAGAACTGGTTGAGATTGGCGTTCCGCAGAAGTTCAAGTTGTTCGACGATGTCGTCTATGAAATCGGCCTTGGCGAGTTGATCGAGAAAGGCTACCTCACCAACCTCACCAGCCAGCGCACCACCAGCAAGATAGACCTTAAGGGCATTGGCACTCGTGGCGGAGAATACATTCCTGGCCAGGTATCGGAAGCTGCGGAGCGCATCATTGAGGCGGCCGTAGCTGAGGACATGGTTCTCTCAGAAGGACGCAAGGCCGGTCTATTCTTCAGCACTAGCAAAGACAACGCCAACCATGTTGCAGAGGCTATCCGTCGGCACGGAAGGACGTGCGCCGTCCTTACCAGCGACAATTCGCACCAGACAAAAGAGATTTTCGAGGGCTTCAGATCTGGCAAGTATTGGGCGATTTCGTCTGTATCGATGATCACCACCGGCACAAACTTTCCGTTCGTCGATTTTATTTCGTTGATCCTATCGACGAAGTCACCCGGCAAGTTAGTGCAGATCTTGGGACGCGGTACGCGCAACTGCGCAGGCAAGACTGATTGCCTCGTTGCCGACCACGGCAAGAACCTGGCGTATCATGGGCCTATCGATCAGATTCGCCCGAAAGAGCCCGGTAGCGGTTTAGGAGAGCAACCCAAAAAGCTATGCCCGCAAGAGGGAACAACTGGCGCAACAAAGGACGTCAACGGAAACTATGGGTGCGGCGAGATGATCGCCATATCCATCATGAAATGCCAGTGCTGCGGCTATGTCTTCCCGCCTAATGAGGAAGAGAAGATCACGGCGCAGGCCGCCGACGCGCCGGTACTGTCTACAGAGAAGCCTTGGCATGAGGTCAAGAGCAGGACGTTCTACCATCATCCAGGCAAGGACGGAAAGCCAGATTCAGTGAAATGCACATACCTTGTCGGCATGAAGTCGGTCAGTGAGTGGCATTGCTGTGCGCATACCGGCTATCCAAAATCAAAAGCTGATCGCTGGTGGTTGGCGCACGGGGGCAAGCGGCCATTCCCAAAATCGCCAATCGAGTGGCTTGAGCGGCAACATGAGTTGTTCAGCACGGAAGAGGTGCAATTAGACTATTCGAGAAACCCAAAATATCCTGACATTGCGGCTCACCGCGTTGGCGCCCCCAACGACAACACACCACCAGCAGCAAACGACAATCGCAAAGGCATGGCCGATTGGGAACGCCAGATGGATGACGACATACCATTCTAGGGGGGGGCGGCTTGACAAATTTGTCAAAATTGACTAGTGTGACCGTACCAAATTCACCACGACTGAGGAGACGATTATGGGCGATAGAAGAGACGAAGACGGCTGGATTGAATGGGCGGGCGGCGAGATGCCCGTGGCCAATGGCGCCCTGGTTGATGTACGGCATCGTGACGGCGCTGAGCACTTGGGTCAGCCCTCTGGTGTCTTGGATGCCAGCCCAGATGGTGACGATGACGCAGTCGGTTTTGCATACGACTGGTCTATCTACCCATATTAACATTGCGAAGGTGACATCATCGCCTACCGTGTGGTCTCCGCATGACCAACTTAGACCCCACAGTCATAGCCGGCGTTCCCAAAACACACAACCAGTCTCCATTCGACATCATCAAAACTGAGATCGAAGACCTCTTCATGGAGGCGACAAACTTCGCTGACGGCGAACCCATCGCCGACCAAGCCACCCATGATGCCATCGAGCGCCTATACGACGGCTTGCATGCAGCTGGCGCCAAGGCTGATGCTCTGCGCATCACTGAGAAAGAACCTTTTGACGTCAAGATTGCTGAGATCCAAGCACGCTTCGCTCCGCTGATCGCCGACAACAAGTCAGTCAAAGGCAAGGTCACGCTCGGAAAACAGGAACTTGCGAAGCTGCTCACGCCGTGGCGCACGAAGGTAGCGGCCGACAAGAAGGCCGAGGCTGACCGCATTGCGGCGGCGGCGGTCGAGGCTAAACGCTTGGCAGATCTCGCCATCCAGCAGTCCAGCGGCAACCTTGCTGCGCGTGAGGAGGCTGAGGAGCAGCTGTCCGAAGCCAAAAAACTAGAGAAGACGGCGGCTCGCACGTGGAAGGCGGCAAGCACTGGTACGGGGTTGCGGACTGTGTGGGTGGCGACGCTCACGGATGCCGAACTTGCGTTGGACTGGGCATATGGCCGCGATCCTGACCGGTTCAAGGCGTTGGTTCAGCAGATGGCCGATGAAGTTGTCCGTTCTGGCGTGCATACCGTGCCGGGGTTCAGGGTGTGGGAAGACAAGGTTGCTAGTGCGGGGAGGGCGGGTTGATGGCTAAACGCATCCTCGGGTACGCTATTCTTGTCGCAGTCGTGTCGTTTTCCTTCGCCTTGACCGCCTTCAAAATCGGAATCTTGGGCGCCCTGCTTACATATGCACTGGCGGTTATATTGACTGCCCTTATCTTCGCGGCTGTTTGCCTCATAGCCTAGCTATCCACGTATAACCGCGCGCCACCAACGCGCGGGACACCACCACAGTCTGAGGAGACAAGATGACCGAGCCGCTACCTGCGGGGAGATATGGCGTGATTCTCGCAGATCCGCCGTGGTCCTTCCGCACCTATTCCAAACAGAACGTCGCTCCAGCACGCGGTGCCCAGCCTTACGCCGTCATGTCACTCAATGATATCAAGGCGCTGCCAGTGGCAGACGTGGCAGCTCGTGACTGCTTGCTCTTCATGTGGACGGTTTCCCACCTCCAACAGCCGGCATTCGAGGTTGCGGCTGCGTGGGGTTTTAAGCCAGTGTCGATCGCCTTTGTCTGGGACAAGGGCCGCATGGGCATGGGCTATTGGACCCGCCAAGAAGTCGAGATCTGCCACCTGTTCAAGCGCGGTAAACCACCGCGCCTGTCGAAAGGCGTACGCCAAGTTATCCGTGCGCCGAGGAGAGAACACAGTCGCAAGCCAGACGAACAGTATGGACGTATCGAGCAGCTGGTAGGTGGCCCGTATCTCGAGTTGTTCGCGCGTCAGGCGTGGGCCGGATGGTCTGCGTGGGGCAATCAGGTCGGCAAGTTTCAGGTGGTCAATGACAATCAGCTACAACTTGAGAGGGCTGCCTGATGGCCAAACTCACGAAGCCAGAACTGCGAGCCCACAACCAAGCGCTAGACATCCTTACCAAACCAACACTAACCGAGGAAGACAAGGAGTTCGTCTATCGCAACTGGCATGAAGGCGCGACGCACATCAACAGCGCAGCCGGCGCATTCTTCACACCGTTCGATATGGCGTTCGATTTCGCTATCGATGCCGGCGGAGGACGCGTCATCGACCTGTGTGCCGGTATTGGCATGCTATCATATGCCATTTGGCAGCGCAGCAGGTTTAAGGCTGGCGGCCCCAAGATCACCTGCATCGAGCGCAATCCAGACTATTTGGCCGTGGGTCAAAAGCTGCTTCCAGAGGCAGAGTGGATCTGTGCCGATGTTTTCGACGTTTTGGAGATGGGGCTGGGGCATTTCGATTCTGCGATCAGCAATCCGCCATTTGGCAACATCAGACGTGATCGCAACAGTCCGCGCTATACCGGCAAGGATTTTGAGTTTCACGTCATCGATATCGCCGCACACCTAGCTGACTATGGCGCGTTTATCGTGCCGCAAGGGTCTGCGGGCTTCAACTATAGCGGCCGACAGAACTACGAGCGTCAGAAGGAAGGCAGAGCCGTTAAGTTCCAAAAGCTAACCGGCCTGCATTTCGATTCCGGTTGTGGTGTTGATACATCTTTTTATCTAGATGCATGGAAAGGTGTTTCGCCGATGTGCGAGATCGTCTGCGTCGACTTTACAGAGGCGTGCGTGGCTACACCAATAGTTGCGCCAGCAATAACCGTGTCCGCTCCCGCAAACGATAACCGCCAGCCGCAACTCTCGCTTTTTGGTGATGCAGCATGACCAAGCTCCCACCAACAGGCAAGCCAATCATTCCATTCTCGCCGACCGTGGATGAGAAACATAACCCCACTGTTTGCAAGGCGTGCGGGTGTCTAGCATTCGGCATTGGCCGCAGCACACCCGGAGATAAAGACCCCGGCTACCTCTGCAAACCGTGCATCGTCGCAACAGGAGACCTAACCAAGTTGGACAGGATTAGTTTGTATGAGGTCAAGGCGCTCGAGAAGGGCGTCGAGAGAGTTGGCGAGTTCATCGCAGCCAATGGCGGCCTGACTGAACTGGCGCATTTCGACGAACTCATGCAGTTGATGCTGGTCAAGGCGGCGTGGCAAGGGTGCGCAGAGGGTGTGCGGGAAGCTTTGAGGGAAGCGCCGTTTTGATGGAACACGCGAATGATAACCAACCTGGCCTGCGCTTCCTCTCGGTTTGCAGCGGCATCGAAGCGGCTTCTGCCGCTTGGCGCGAACTAAACTGGCAGGCAGTGGCCTTCTCGGAAATCGAAAAGTTTCCATCAGCCGTTCTGGCATACCACTATCCCGACGTACCGAACCTTGGCGACTTCACCAAGATCAACGTTCGTACATTAGGGCGCGTCGACATACTATGCGGTGGAACGCCTTGCCAGGCGTTCAGCGTGGCCGGCCTTCGCCAATCACTTGCCGACGCGCGCGGCAATCTTTCACTCGAATTCGTGAGGCTGGCCCATGAGCTTGCAGATGGCAATGGACTTCGGAACGTCGTCTGGGAAAACGTCGTCGGAGTTCTCAGCACCAAAGACAACGCCTTCGGCTGCTTCATCGCCGGACTTGTGGGCGCAGATGCCGCCATCGAACCACCGGCAAGAGGAAAATGGCCGCGTCACGGTATGGTCTCTGGACCAAAAGGACGGGCGGCGTGGGCTGTCAAGGACGCCCAATTTTTCGGAGTGGCCCAACGACGCAGGCGTGTGCTCGTTGTCGCAGATTTTGGAAACGGGGCCGATCCCGCAGCGGTTCTTTTTGAGCCCGAAAGCGTGTTCCGGCATCCTCCGCCGAGCCGAGAAGCGGGGAAAGACGTTGCCGGAGCAACTGCAAAAGGCTTTGCAAGTAGCGGCGATGGATACTGGAGAGAAGGAATAGGCCCGCTTCGAGCGCGTGAGCAGGACAGTCACGAGTCGCTGGCCGTGTATGCACCTGAGATCGCGCGTTGCGACGCAACGCGCGAAGGCTCTTCGCAAGACTACGAAACCACGACAATGGTGGCTGTAGGAACAGCATATTCAATTGCCCGCGATGCATTGGATAGATCTGGAGAAGGCGCAAACGGCACGCCAGGAGAACGTTCTGGCCTTGGTGTTTTAGAAGAAATCACGCAGACCATAAAGGCTAAAGGTCCTAATGCCGTCTGCGTAACCGGCGAAATATCTCACGCACTTACTGCCGAAGGCCATGATGCCAGTGAAGACGGATCGGGGCGCGGCGCCCCGATAGTCGCATTTGATTGGTACGCATCGGCATCCCAGGGGATGCCGATCAACGAGTTTTCGCCGCCACTAAAAACAACAATGCAGCCGGCTGTCGCTTTTGTTCAAAACAGCCGTGATGAAGTACGCCTCATGGGTGGCGCAACAGCATTGCGAGCTAGCCAAGGCGGTGGTGATAAGCCACACGTCCTCACTTCAGCAGTCCGTCGTCTTACGCCTATGGAGTGTGAGCGCCTTCAAGGATTTGACGACAACTATACGCGCATCCCCATGCGCAGTTACAAGGCGCGCCGCATCACGCGCACCAGACCGGAAGACATGTGGGAGAAGATCGACGGGCAATGGTGGCTCATGGCAGCCGATGGACCACGCTACAAGGCACTTGGCAATAGTTGGGCCGTGCCTAAGTTTACGTGGCTGGGTCGGCGCATAGCTGCGCTCATGCCGCTTGCTACTGTTGCCAACGACAACTACCAGTCCTTGCCAAGCGCCCGCAGCGTCTCCCATGCGTGAAGCAGCACAGGAACCCATGGTGGCACGTCAGTCGTGCCAGCCTTCCATCTACGAACGGTTCTCGCGTCCACTCCACTGTGGCGCGCGAAAGCCGTTTGCCAGTTCGCGCCGAACAATGTGCGGCATCGCATCTCAAGTTCGGTGGGAGTCATACTCAAAGAGCAACAATCTCTATGGAGGTCACCCTAACCGTTGCGCCAGTTTCGCGACTAATGAGATCACGGCCAGCCATGTGAGACATGGTGATCTTATGATTTTTAGCCTGAGCCAAGGATCGCACGGCCAATTCGTTTGTCGACCCGTCAGACCACGTCGTTACAACCTTGTGGGTGAGCGGGCGAGCAAGCATTTCAGCGACAAGAGCGGGAGTAGTCATTGTGGTGGTCTCCTTGGTTGGTGAGATCAAGTTAGGACATAATGACCTAGTTGTCAAACGTTATTTTGGGAGGAACTAATGCCACAACCATTCAAACTACCCGCCAACACACGCACACCTCTCGACGTTGCCCGTAGCTATATTGCTGCGGGCATTGCTGTTTTCCCCTGCCGTGAACAAGCAAGCGAGGGTATCGACCACGCCACAGGCGAAATCATCGAGTTCCTCGAAAAAGCTCCATATACTTCATTTGGCCTAAATGATGCAACGCGGTCCAGCCGCATCATTGATATATGGTTCAACGAACGCCATCCATCAGCGCTAATAGGCTTGCCAACAGGCAGCCCGCTAGGCGTGTGGGTTCTTGACTTAGATCGCCATGGCGATCGTGACGGCCACAAATGGCTTGCCGAGATGGAAGCCAGGCATGGCCCATTGCCGCCAACAGCCAGAGCCACCACGGCAAACGGCGGCACACACATCATGTTCAAGCATGTTGACGGCGTGCGCAATCGTGCTGCTATCGCGCCTGGCGTCGATACTCGAGGGGACGGCGGCTATATCGTCGGTCCTGGCAGCGTCATGGCGGACGGCCGACGATATGAGTGGATCAACCACGATGACGACGGTATGCCCGAATTCGCAGATGCGCCAGCATGGCTTATTGATATGGTCATCACTAAGTCGGCACCTATCGCCGAATCCAAACCGAGAGAATACACATACCAGCCAGAAGACACAGGTGCAGCACGCTATGCGGCCAAAGCCATGGACATGGAACTCACCAAGCTATCGACAGCGCCAAAAGGCCAGCGTGGCCAGCAACTATTCGCCAGCGCGTGTTCCATAGGCGAGCTCGTGGCCGCTGGCCACCTAAGTCGAAGCGAGGCTGAGGCTGGTCTTATCGATGCGGCAAGCGCAAATGGACTCATTGCCACCGATGGTGAGCGCAAGTGCGTTGACAAGATTAAACGAGGCCTGGACAAGACGGCCAATTCTCCGCGGCAAATACCAGATCGGTCGCACGACAACGACAACGGTTCAGACCCCGCCGACGTAGCGGCATTCGTAGAGCGCGCCAAGGCCAAGGAGGCGGCTGCATCTGCCCAACCTGCAGCCCAACCTGCAGCCCAACCAGCCACCGAGACCACCACGCCAAAAAAGCGTGAACGATTCGATCTGACGTGGTTCGATGAGATCGAGGAAGGAAAGCCCAAAGAGACGATCCTCAAAGGATGGCTAGGTGTTGGTGAGTTCACCACCATCTCAGGGCTGCCAGGAACCGGCAAGAGCGTCGTTGCTACCGATCTGGCGTGCCACATAGCAGCAGGCATGGATTGGCACGGTATCAAGGTTCAGCAGGGCTTGGTGGTCTATGTCGCGGCGGAGCGTAAGAAGCTCACTGAGCGACGCATGATGGCGTTCCGAAAGCACCATGGCGTCAAAGACGTGCCGTTGCTTGTCATGGGCGGTATGCTTGACTTCACCCGCGACCAAAAGGACGCAGAAGAGGTCATCAAGATCATCAGGGACGCAGAGACCATCACCGGCCACAAATGTGTCTGGGTGATCGTCGACACACTGACGCGCGTCTTCGGTGCTGGCGACCAGAACGCATCCAAGGACATGGTGAAGTTTGTCAGGTCGTGCGACCACATTCTTACCGAGACAAAAGCGCACGTCACAGCGATCCACCACAGCTCGTGGAGCGGCGAGCGAGGGAAGGGCGCTATCGATCTAGATGGTGCTGTGGACGCGTCCTTCATGGTCAAAAAAGATGGCGGCAGGCATAGGCTTGTCTGCGATGGCACCAACGATGGCGAGGAAGGCGACGTGCTAGCCTTCACCATGAAGTCGGTACAGATCGGTGTAGATGAGGACGGAGAGCCCACCACGGCGCCCGTGGTCGTCGCGGCAGAACCAACGGCCGGCGAGCATCTGGTTGCCAAGGCAGGGAAGAAGGAAGCCGAGGCGCTGGAGATCCTTCGCGAGTTGCAGCATACCGTCGGTGTGGATAGCCCACCGGGGCCAAGATACCCAGACGACATCATGGTCGTACGAGAAAATGACTGGCGTGAAGCTGTCTATGATCGTTACGATTTGACGAAGCCAGGCACGCCGCAGGGGACGAAACAGACCAACTTCATGCGGATAAAAAAGGCCCTCATAAAGCGTGAACTTGTGGCCGAAAATGGCAATTTGGTGTGGCCGCTATAGGCCATACAAACCAGACAAAATCCATACATGTATGGAATGTATGGCATCCATACAAACCATACAGACAGCCATACAAACCATACAAATCAGTGAGCATCTAGCCATACATTCCATACACACCCTTTAGGGTGTATGGTTTGTATGGGTGCTTGGAGGGATTTTGAAATGAAAAAGTCCAAAGCAAAAACCACCACCCAAACGACTCGCATCGCAGGCAAGCGCGTCAGGATCGTAACGACGATATCGGCCGGCGGCACGAGCGTCAAGGTAACCAGCGCCCCCGTCGAAGAATGGGTGCTCCAGGCGTCGGCGGTGCGCGCTCTTCGCGCCATGCCGGAATATGCGGCCAACGCTGAAGCCGTAGCTGACCACGACAAGATTGGCCGCAAGTCATTCACCATTGCCGGCGACATGAACGCAGGTCGCCGTAGTCGCAACGAGAGCATGAAAGCCAAGGCAACCGGCATTGCGGCAGGCGACCCAGATCTTCGCGTCTATCTGCCTGGCGGAGAGTTGCGCCTCATCGAGTACAAGAACGCAGAAGGTGTGCTTACGGATAGCCAGAAGGTGCGCCACCCCTTGTTGGCAGCGCTGGGGCATCCTGTCGTCACGTTGCGCGTGTGCACCGAGGCGGAAGCCGCAGCGCGTACTGTCGCACTAGTCCGCGGTTGGCTTGCTGCGGCCGCCAACGACAATCTTGACAAATTTGTCAAAATAGCATAAGTTTAGCATCACCGCAATACCACCACACACGAGGAGATGTTATGGCAACGCCGGTTGAGAAGACGGTTACCCTAAGAACCTACGGATACGATTATCACTCCGTGAGTAGCCCACCACGCAATCTTACCGAAGCAATCGCCATCCTTCAGGAAGCGCTGATGGAAATCCCAAGTGAGTATCGAGCATCCGCAGAGGTGGATTTCTCTCCGTATTGGGAGCACGGGGAAACTTACGACCGTGTCGGCATCACGTATAGCCGCATGGAGACTCATGAAGAGGCCGAGGTGCGGGAACGAACTGAACGGCAAGCGGCGCTTGAGTGGATCAAAAAAGAAGAGGCGTTAATTCGTCGTCGAAAAGCGGAGCTTGGTATCTGATGGCCAGACACGGGTCGATTGCCGAGCAACTAGTCGCCATCAAACAGCGGCCAGTCGCCGCCAACGATAACATTCCACAGCGCAAGCCACGCGAGCCGCATTACCGTGGCACGCTGCCGGCCCTGCGCTGGCTGTGGGACAATCATCCAGACCTAGCGCAAGCGTTCGCCGACGCGCTGCCACGGCGCTCCACTGATTGGTTTGTCGATGTCGAGCCAACACGGCAGGAAATCCGCCCCACCATCGGCGAGCTGATGAAGGCTTCGCATGATGAGGATGGAAATCAGCTTTCACCAATCTACGAAACAGAGCGCCGTGTATCGATTGGCGCATTGCGTTTCCTCAGCGGACGCCTCATCGAGTGGGGAATGACCAGGAAGGGCAAGAAGCTCAAGCCGACAGACAGACCACGCAGCACGGAAAGCAAAGAGAACAAGACGCGCTCGCCGCTCTTCTACCTTGCCACAAAAGCTACCACGCCGTCACCCATGGCTGCTGAACACTATCACCGGCCACTATCTGGCCAGCCAGTACTTGCGTCCATGTACGACCCATTGCCGGGTGTGGAGGCGGCAAGAGCCGTACTTAGCTTTCTAGGCGTCGACGGCGGCGTCAAGGCCAGCCAGTTGCCCTATGGTGTGACGCTGTGCCCAACGGTCGTTGCTGATGGCGCGATCTTTCTTGGTGGTGTGTCTAACCCATCCGGAAACTCATCTAGCGGAGCCCTGATGTGGGATCAGCCAGACGCACCCACAAGCAATGCAACCGTCGTAATCGAGGAGGTTGCGGCTCGTGGCACGCTCAAGTCGATTGGCCTGTTGCTTGGCCATGATGAAGGTTCGGCCATAGCGGCCGGTAAGAGTGCCCTTATAGGAATCGCCGAAATCCTTTCATCCATCAGGAATAGAAAAAACTTACGAGCGGCTTAATTATCGTGCGTCGTTGCTGCGTACTCTTATGAGAGGGATGGAAACATCCCGCAAAGAGTTGCGGTTGCGACCGCCCCGCCGTCATGCTGCATTCGGTGCAGCCGCTGAACGAGCGGGTAACTATTTGATGTGTTGCGGCTGTAGCGCGAACTGCTGCCGATCGGCGATATGCCCACATCAAACTTATTCGTGGTGTGTCGGCGGACTATAAACGCACCGCCTACCTGCTCAGGGGTCCATGGTATGGGGCAGGCGATCGTTTGACTGACCATTATGTGGCAGGAGATCGAAAGGATCGAAGCATGTTGGCTGCGGCCTTTATGCGCACCACGATACTAAAGCGGTTATGCGTGTAGCTCCGCATCTAGAAAAGCACGTTGTAGTGACGGGTTGCGCCGTCAATGGTGGATACTCCAAGACGTAAGTCGATGCCATGCCAGCATTTAGTTGGTAATCGTTGCCACCTTGCTTGTCCACCACATCATTCCCCATTGCCTGGCGCTGCCTCCTCCGGCGACTGGCGATCGTGCGGCGAGTTGAGGTCCGGAAGATAAACCGGGTGCCTCCTCGCCGCTTTTGGTTTTATGGATAGTTGGCAGAGTGGCAATGCAGCAGTTTGCTAAACTGTAGAACCGAAAGGTTCCGATGGTTCGACCCCATCACTATCCGCCATTTGGAAGGCGCCGCTGAGTGGCTGGCAATCGGTCTTGAAAACCGAGGGGACCGCAAGGTCAGGGGTTCGACTCCTCAGCCTTCCGCCAATTCAGCCGACATAGCTCAGAAGGAAGAGCGCCGTCTTTGTAATTCGGATGTCGCGGGTTCGATTCCTGCTGTCGGCTCCAATACCTGTGTGTAGCTCAGCCTGGCCAGAGTACCGCACTTGGACTGCGGGAGTCGTTGGTTCAAATCCAACCACACAGACCAATTTGCGGGATAGAGCAGCATGGTAGCTCGTCAGCCTCATAAGCTGAAGGTCGCTGGTTCAAGTCCAGCTCCCGCAACCAGTTCAGACTACCGCAGTGCCGATGCGCGCCTCTATAGGCGCCTTTATAATGGCAAGCGATGGCGCACCATGCGTGATGCGCAGTTGAGCATTGAGCCGCTGTGCAGGTTCTGCCTCATCACCGAGGAAGTCACGGCCGCAACGGTCGTCGACCATATCCGCAAGCACAACGGCGACATGGATCTATTCTTCGATCCTTCAAACCTGCAGTCGCTATGCAAACACCACCATGACAGCGCTAAGCAGATGATAGACCACGGCCACAAGGTCGTGACCTACGGCGTCGATGGATACCCGATTGAATTGATGTGATACGTGAAAATAAATCAATAAATCGATGATTTAATTGAAAATAAGCGTTGAAACGTCGATGAAAG